TGTAATAAAAATAAAAATAAAAAATAAAAAAAATGATTAGAAATTATTACACCGACTCTTTTAAAAGTGGTATTGTACCAATTATAAGTACTACACAATTAATAGATGGCACAGTTAAATCACCTGTAATTGTAGCTGACAATAATACGCCAACAAACATTGCTACGTCAGTAACTATTGTATTAACAGTTTTAAATAGAAATATATTAAGAGGTATGTATATTACTGCACCCATAGGTGGTGGTGGTGAGCCTGCTTGGACTATTAACGATAACATTCTTGTTGAAGCAGTGACATATCAAGCGGCTACAACAACAATTACATTAAATAAACCTAAAGAATTAGCTGCCGGAACTGCATTAAGTTTTTTTATAATAAATCAAAGTTCTTGGAAAGAATATAATTTATTCATAGGTACAGTTCCTTCACCAATTACAATACAAAATAATATTGCAGTAACTGGCGGGCAAATTTTAACACTAAACACACCTGACACAAGAATACAAGCTGGTATGACTGTTGGTGGAATTGGAATACCTGCAGGTATAACTATAACAGCTATAGCCGCAGATGGAATAACATTAACTGTTACTGGAGCTGCTATAGGTACTTTAGCCGCTAATGCTCTTTTAACATATAGCTTTAGTGTTTTACCTAGTATATCAGTTTTAACTATAAACAATCAAACGGTAACATTTACTAATCCAGCAGAAGGGTTTGTACTACCAATTTCAGTCGTTCAAATAACTGGTCTAGCTGGAGGATTAAGTAACTTAATAGCCGTAAACTAATATTATGGCAAAAACTATAACAGAAATTAGAGAAGAACCAGGTAAGTCAAATGCTGGTAAATATCCAGGTGTAACGGATTTTGCAGGACCAAATGGTACGTACCCAATCAACACAAAAAAAAGAGGTGTAAGCGCTTTAAAACTAGCTTATCATTCACCTAACAAGAACTCAATAATAGCCAAGGTATTAAAAAAATATCCAGGTTTAAAAAAATAAAACAAAAAACAAAAACAAAAACAAAAAACAATATTATGGGACAAGGAAGTAACAAAGCTATGGGAAAATCTTCGATTTTTTCAGGTTCAGGATCAAAACAAGGATTAAGTAAAAAATTAGGTGCAGCATTTTATGGTGAACAAGATATGTCATATCCAGGAGGTGTGCCAGGACCAGGTAAAGTAACGGATTCTGCTGCAAAACCTAAAAAACAAAATGCAGGGTTTAATTTTTCCCCACCTTCAAATCCAAAAAGCAAAAGTGAATTACAAGCTGGAAAAGGAAAACAAAAGGATTCGTATAAAAAAGATTACGCATCTTATGCTTATGATTCAGATCAAGATGGAGATAGTATAACAAACGACTATAATCAAGATGGTACAATGATAGGTAGAGGGATTAAAGCAGCTAAAAAGTTTTTAGGAGGACCAGGTAAAGTAACAGATGATAAACTGAAATCTCAAACTGGACAACAGGAAAAACTAGATGGACTTTCTCCAGAAGCTAAAAAACAAATAGAAGAAATGAGGAAAAAAAGAGCAGACCAAGCGAAGGCAAATAAGACTCTTCAAGGTTCTTATATTCAGGCTTCAAAATAATACCACTAAAAACATACCACTAACAAGTTAAGAAATTAACACAAAAACAAATTATTATGAGTTATTTAAAAATCCCGCTTACGCCTGCGGTTAACGGCCAAACAAGTGTAGTTATCCAAAAAAAGGATATTATCAGTGTAGTAGCTGGAGCTGCCGCTACTGCCACTATCATTAATATCAATACAGGTGTTGGTGGTCAAGATGTACTTACATTGACACACACTGGTGCTGCTCAAGCTGGAACTCCAGCTGGATCAACTCAGTCTTACAATGTAGCTGATATTATTCAAGATGCTTTAGTCTCTAGTCCAGGAAACATTGTTTCTGCAATTGGAGGTATTCCTGCAACTCAAAGCGCTTCAAATCAAGCTTTGACATTCGTTGTATTTTCAGCGGCAGTATTTAGCTAAGATGAAATCTAGAGGCTTAGGTGATAAAATAGAGTCTTTCACTAAAGCAACTGGAATTAAAAAAGTTGTTGATGCATTGTCACAGGGTTTAAATATACCCTGTGGCTGCCAACAGCGTAAAGAATCATTAAATAAAATGTTTCCTGGAAAATGAGTTTCAAACTTACTGCACCTTTTAAAAAAAATCCAACTCCAATAGTCAATATGCCTTTGGAAGAGAACGTTATGGGTAGAGCAGATAAGAGAGGTAACATTTTAATAAATAAAGACTTAACTGATCCAAAAGAAATAGAAGAAACTATAAACCATGAAGATGTTCATATAGAACAACTAGCTTCTGGTGATTTGGATTATGATAATAAAAACATGTATTGGAGAGGTAAAAAATATCCAAGAGCAAAATTCAACGAAGCCAATAAAAATCTACCGTGGGAACAACCTGCGTATAAAAAAGAAAAACAAAAATAATCATGGGAAATATATTTTCAAATAAAAGTTTTATGAACCGCTATTTTAGTGCGCCAAAAAGTACAGGTCCAGGAAAAATGGATCCTATGCATAACGGAGAACCAGGTGTTCAAAAAGAAGATTTTAATCAATTTTCTGGTCCAGCTAAAGCAAAACCAGTTAATGTTGCAGAAAAAGGTGATATGGATGAAGTTGTTATAACTCCAAAAACCAGAAGAGAAAAAAAAGGAAAAAACAACAGATTAAAAAGTTTTGAAGGAGAGACCTCTGAACAAGCTAAACAAAGAAGAGGTGAAAACAAGCAAAATAGAAAAGATGCAAGAAAAGAAAAAACAGCTGGTAAAATTGAAAAAGCTAAAGCTGCTGCTGTAGAATCTGGGAAAAAATCTGGGAGTTCTGATGAAACAAAAAGACAGTCTAATAAAACTAAAAGATTAGAAAAAAGATCAAAAAGACAAGAAGGTAGAGCTGATAGGAAAAAGATTAGAAAAGAAGGTAAAGGAACTAAAACTGAAACCTATATGAAAGACGCAAAAGTTGATCATACAAGAGAGGTGGAAATTTCAAAAAAAGAAGCCATTAAAGCTAGTAGAAAAAAGCAAAAAGCTTAAACAATGTCTAAACCTAAAAAGAAGTTTAAAGATACTAAAGTTGGTGGGTTTTTATTAGGTAAATCAGGCATTATAGATGTGATTACTAATATATTGCCAAACCAAGGTGTGCTTGGTATGGTTAAAAATCTTATACATAAAGACCCAGACCTAACACCACAAGATAAAGAGACTGCTCTTAAATTACTAGAGCAAGATATGGTAGAGATGCAAGAGATCTCAAAACGCTGGGAAAGCGATATGAAGTCAGATTCGTGGTTAAGTAAAAACACACGACCTATGGCTTTAATATTTTTAACAGTTTCTCTTATAGTCTTTATTTTATTAGATGGGTTTGATATTGCATTCGGTATAGACAGCGGATGGATCGACCTTTTAAAATCATTATTAATTACTGTTTATGTAGCTTACTTCGGTTCACGTGGAGTCGAAAAATTCAAATCAATAACCAACAATTAAATTTTATTACTATGAGTGATGCAAAACAAATGATTACCGAAGACCAGTTAAAAAAGATTCAAGACTTTCAGAAAGACTTAAACAAGCTCTTAAATGAAGTAGGTTTCTTAGAAGCCCAAAAATCCCAAGTATTAGGTAAGTTCGGCGAAATCAATAAGGAAACTGAAGATTTCAAAAAAGAACTGGAAAAAGAGTATGGATCTATCAACATTAATTTGGAAGATGGTTCTTTTACTTTAATTGAGAAGGAAGAAGATAAGAAGTAATGTCTTCTATTATTAGAAAGATAAGTATTGGTAGCGACTATAAAACCGATGCTATGCACTACTCTGTAGGGCAGTCGGTATATGGTGGTCATATTATTTCACATATACTTTCTGATTCTAAAGACAATTCTTATAATATTTTCATCAAAAAACAAGACGAAGTATTGCCATGGAAGAAGTTTAATTCTCACATGGCAATCTCCGTTGAGTATGATTTAGAATATTAGTGAAAAGTTTATTTGATTTTATTGTTGAACCTGTTGGTGAACGATATGATAATAAAGTAAAAGTAGGTGACAAAAGCCTTATAATTAATACTCAAGTAGAAACTTTCAAGTCTGTAAATAATATTGCTAAAGTTATTCAAGTACCTTTATCAACTAAGACTGTTATAAAAAAAGGAGATTTAATAATGATTCATCACAACGTATTTAGAAGATGGTACAATATGAGAGGTGAAGAAAAGAATAGTAAATCTTATTTTAAAGACAATTTATATTTTGTTCAATTAGACCAAGTGTATTTATACAAGCATGATGACAAATGGAAATCTATTAATAATAGATGTTTTGTAAGTCCTATAGTTAGTAATGATAACACTTTGTCTGATAAAGAGCAATATCTTATTGGAGTATTAAAGTATGGCAATAAAACCTTAGAGGCATTGGGGATCAACGAAGGAGACAAGGTTGGTTATACACCTAATGGAGAATATGACTTTGTCGTCGATGGCAAACGTCTTTATTGTATGAAATCTAATGATATTGTAATTAAGTATGAACATCAAGGAAACGAAGTTGAGTATAATCCAAGCTGGGCACAAAGCGGTTGAAGAACTTATTAAAGTTGCTAAAGAAGCTATTGTAGATTCAGATGATGATATAAGTGCAGATCGTTTAAAAAACGCAGCTGCCACTAAGAAACTAGCTATATTTGATGCTTTCGAAATACTTAATCGCATCGAAGAAGAGAATAATATATTAGAAAATAAACCTAACGAAAAAAGAGAGACTAGCTTTAGTGGGTTTGCAGAAAGACGTTCTAAGTAATGTACGAGCAAACTCTATACAAGATAGTTGAACCTATAAAACCACACGTCATTAAAAGACTTAATAAGTCTAAGAAATGGAAGTATGGTTATAATAAAGATTACGATATAATAGTAATAAGCAAAACCGGTCAGATAGGTGAGATTTATGAAATACAAAATCTTGTAATTGCTTTACCACTAGAAGATAATCCTTTTAAAAGATCTAAAAAACAAGAGGAGCAATACTGGGAGGTATTTGAAAAAAGGAAAGAGCTTAAACAGATCAAAACTATATTTGATTGGAAAGCTTATCCAAACACATTCAAAGAACAATTACATGATTACATTGATGAAGAGTTTAGAAGGCGTGATGAAGGTTTTTGGTTTTACAATAAAGGTATTACCACTTATATTACTGGTACTCACTACATGTATTTGCAATGGTCAAAGATTGATGTTGGGCAGCCAGACTTTCGAGAAGCAAACAGACTTTTCTTTATATTCTGGGAAGCGTGTAAATCAGATACAAGATGCTACGGCATGGCATACCTTAAGAACAGAAGGTCAGGATTCTCTTTTATGGCATCCGGTGAAACGGTTAATATGGCAACGATCTCGAGTGATGCAAGATTCGGTGTCCTCTCTAAATCTGGAGCAGATGCTAAGAAAATGTTTACAGATAAAATTGTACCGATCTCAGTTAATTACCCATTCTTTTTCAAACCAATCCAAGATGGGATGGACCGACCGAAAACTGAACTTGCCTACAGAGTCCCAGCGTCTAAGTTTACAAGAAAAAAGCTTGACTCAAACGAAAGACTTGAGGAAATGGTTGGACTCGATACAACTATCGACTGGAAAAATACAGGTGATAACTCCTATGACGGTGAAAAGCTTATGCTCCTTGTACATGATGAGGCTGGAAAATGGGAGAGACCTGAAAACATCCTTAACAACTGGAGGGTAACAAAAACAACATTAAGATTAGGTAGTAGAATAATTGGTAAGTGTATGATGGGATCAACATCAAATGCTTTAGATAAAGGAGGAAGAAACTATAAAAAACTCTATGATAGCTCAAACGTCACAAAAAGAAACCGCAATGGACAGACTAGCTCAGGATTATATAGCTTGTTCATACCTATGGAATGGAACTACGAAGGTTACATCGATACTTATGGATACCCTGTCTTTGACACTCCGAAGTCCCCAGTTAAGGGAATCGATGAACAAGAGATTGAAATCGGTGTCATTGAGCATTGGGAGAATGAAGTAGATGGCCTTAAGGACGATCCTGATGGACTTAACGAACTTTACAGACAATTTCCACGTACAGAGAAGCATGCATTCAGAGATGAAACAAAAGAATCTTTATTTAATCTAACTAAAATTTACGAACAAATAGATTACAACGAGGACTTAAAACGTTCAGGAGTAGTTACTCAGGGTAATTTTCACTGGGAAGATGGGATTAAAGATGGTAAGGTTAGGTTTGTTCCAAGTAAACAAGGAAGGTTTATGGTTTCTTGGGTGCCTAAACCAAATCAACAAAATGCGATTGTTATAAAAAATGGAATGAAGTTTCCAGCTAATGAACACATGGGAGCTTTTGGTTGTGACAGTTACGATATATCAGGAACAGTGGATGGAAGAGGCTCTAAAGGATCTCTTCATGGTTTAACTAAATTTACGATGGATAACGCACCATCAAATTTATTCTTTTTAGAATATATATCTAGACCTCCAACCGCTGAAATATTCTTTGAAGATGTTCTCATGGCTTGTGTATTTTATGGTATGCCAATACTTGCAGAGAATAATAAACCAAGACTTTTATATTATTTTAAAAGAAGAGGTTATAGAGGATTTTCAATGAACAGACCAGATAAGACAATGCATAAGTTGTCAGTTACAGAAAAAGAAATAGGCGGAATACCAAATTCAAGTGAAG